AAGAAGCCTACGGATTACTCAAGGCTGCTGATAAACTTATTGGACACAACATCTTGGGCTACGACTTACCTGCCCTCAAGGATGTTGCAGGTGTTGACCTGTCAGACAAAAAGATTGTTGACACGCTTGTATTGTCCAGATTGTTTCACCCCAATCGTGAGGGTGGTCATGGCTTAGAGTCTTGGGGTTATCGCCTCAAGTTCTCTAAGGGTGACTATGGTGCTAATCAAGATGCTTGGGATGCGTATTGCCCAGAGATGCTAGAGTATTGTAAGCGTGATGTAGAGCTTAATACAAAAGTATATATGCAACTACGCAAAGAAAGCAGGGGCTTTACACCTCACTCAGTAAAACTAGAACACGAGGTCGCTAAGATTATTGACCAACAAAGACGGAATGGTTTCCGACTAGACCTCAAGAAAGCAATGCTGCTTAGTTCCCTGTTCAGCGAAAAGCTACAGGCAGTTGAAGCAGAAGTACAAGAGACATTCAAGCCTGTGGTTACTTACACAACGCTACTGCCTCAGTACACAAAAGCAGGTAAGCTATCCAAACGTGCTAAGATAAAAGACCACCCCGATGGTAAGACTATGGTCACAACCGAAGATGAGCAAAGCTCTTTGTTGTTGCATGGCGAAGCAGTTCGTGTAACCGAAGAACCTTTCAATCTAGGTTCTCGCAAGCAGATAGGCGAGAGACTTATCGAAGCAGGTTGGAAGCCTAAGAACTTTACACCTACTGGCCAGCCGATTGTTGACGAGGGAACGCTAAACAAAGTAAAAGATATACCCGAAGCAGAGATGATTGCGAAGTACCTCATGCTGCAGAAGCGTTTAGCACAGGTGTCTAGTTGGATTAAAGCCACCGAAGATGATGAAAGAGTGCGTGGTTACGTTAATCCTAATGGTGCTGTGACAGGTAGAATGACACATTCTCACCCCAACATGGCACAAGTACCAAGCACTAACTCGCCCTACGGCAAAGAGTGTAGAGCTTGTTGGTCTGTTGACAAGGGTAACAAACTCGTAGGCATTGATGCCTCTGGCTTAGAACTACGAATGCTTGCCCACTACATGAACGACAAGGAGTATACAGATGAAATCCTCAACGGAGACATTCATACAACTAACCAAAAGCTTGCAGGACTTGAATCTAGAAGTCAGGCAAAAACTTTCATCTATGCGTTACTGTACGGAGCAGGAGATTCAAAACTTGGAACAGTGGCTAGGCGAAACAGAGAAGGCGGTAAAGAACTGCGAAGACGTTTTCTTGATAGTCTCCCATCATTTAAGTCTCTTGTCCAACGAGTACAAAGAGAAAGTAAAGCGGGATTCGTTAAGGGACTAGATGGTCGTAAGCTGCACATACGCTCTGAACACGCAGCACTCAACACATTGTTGCAGGGAGCAGGTGCTATTGTTATGAAAGAAGCTATGGTCATTCTCGATAAGATGCTCAAGCGTTTGCAATTAGACGCTAAGTTTGTAGCGAATGTACATGATGAATGGCAGATAGAATGCAGCGAAGCTGATGCAGACCAAGTTGGTAAGCTAGGCGTTACAGCTATTATTGAAGCAGGTAAAAAACTAAACTTAACCTGTCCTCTAGATGGGGACTACAACGTAGGAGATGGTTGGCATGAAACCCACTAAAGCAGACAGAAAAAAGTTTGACCTAGATTTGCAATATGGCGAGGTGCGTGAGAGTAAAATAGCGGATATGTTGCAAAATAAAAAGATTGAAGTCAAGTCGGAACGTGACCTGTGGCAAAAGACAGGTAACATTTGCATCGAGTATAAGTCTTATGGTAAGCCATCGGGCATTGATGCGACTGAATCCGACTACTGGTTTCATAATCTTTGCATCGGTGATGATGAATATTGTACACTGGTGTTCAACACAGCAACACTCAAGAAGATTGTCAAGCGCCTAGATAGTTTTAAAACTGTATCGGGTGGCGACCATAAGGCAAGCCAGATGTATCTGCTGAACTTGCAGAAGCTATTTTCATCTGATGTAATTAAAGCATTCAAGGAGCTAGAAGATGAGCAAGAAGAACAAGCAGCTTGAGAACGTAGTACCCGACATATACGCTAAGCTAGAACAGCTATCAGCAGGTAAGCCTCTTCCATTGACGGAGGAGGCTATTGATGCCACACTAGCTTCAATGAAAGAGTCTATACTCCATTGGGCTACCCCAAGAGAGCGTGACAGTAACTTTACTTTGCGTATGTCTAACATCGGTAAGCCGTCACGACAGATGTGGTTTGAACAACGTGACACTGATACAGGTAGAGATATAGATGGTGCAACACAGATTAAGTTCTTGTATGGTCATATCCTTGAAGAAGTAGCACTGATGTTGGTGCGTATGGCAGGGCATGATGTCACAGACGAGCAGAAAGAAGTTAAAGTCGAGGGCATTACTGGTCACATGGACTGTAAGATTAACGGACAGGTGGTAGATGTTAAGACTGCATCCAAGTTTGCATTCAACAAGTTCAAGAATGGCACGTTAAATTCGGATGACCCTTTCGGTTATCTCGGACAGCTTGCAGGATATGAAGCTGCTGAAGGTACAGATGGTGGTGGGTTTCTGGTTGTGAACAAAGAAAGCGGTGAGTTGTGTATGTTTCAGCCCGAAGACCTTGACAAACCTAACATAGAAAGTCAAATTAACAAGGTAAGAGCTGATTTAAAACTTGACAAACCGCCCGAACTGTGTTATAATCCTGTACCAGAGGGTAAGAAAGGTAACATGATATTGCCTAAAGGTTGCTCGTGGTGTAAGTACAAGCATGAATGCCACAAAGATGCTAACAATGGCGAGGGTCTTAGAACTTTCAAATACTCTACTGGCTACAAATACTTTACAGAAGTAGTATCAGAACCAAATGTGGATGAGATTTTATGAATCGAAAGAAATCTAAAAGGATTAGTAAACACGCAAGAACTCTACAGCTAGAATGGGTTAGAAGTCTTCTCAGTGACGAGGAGGCTTCTAAAATCAATATGGATAATCTAGACGAGTTTCTACCAGAGCAGACCCACCTGTGGGCTAGACAGACAATGTTCACTAGCTTCTATACGAAGAAGTGGCTCTGCAATAAAATTAAGCAGCTACTCAGGATATACCCCGACAAAGAGGTTGAGGATATAACCTCCGCAGATGTAGCGTGGAAAGCTGCTCAAAGATAAAGGAGTACCATGAAAAAAATACGGAAAGGCTATCGGAAAGCCAGAGTCAAACGACCAGTAGAAAAGGATTTAGTTAAAGGTTATGACTCTAATTGGGAGTACGAGCTTCATTCTGGCATACTAGACGAGTGGGAGCATCATGTGGACAAAGTTGAATATGTTGTCTCCCACAAGTATGAACCAGATTTTGTACGTACAATTGACGGAAAGAAGATATTACTAGAAGCTAAGGGCAGGTTTTGGGATAGTGCTGAATACTCCAAGTATGTTTGGATTGCTAAGGTGCTTCCCGATGATGTAGAACTTGTCTTTCTGTTTGCTAACCCTAATGCCCCAATGCCACAAGCTAAGGTACGCAAGGATGGGACTAGGAGGTCGCATGGCGAATGGGCTTCTAGCAATAACTTCAGGTGGTTTAGTGAGGACACTATTCCAGACGATTGGATTAACGTAAAAAATAAAGAGGACTTTACAGATGAGCATAGATGATGCAACACCAAGAGAGTGGGATAGAATGAACTTTGAACGCACTAAGTCGGGTGAGCCTACGTTTGCTGAGTACATGAAACGCTTAAACTCTAAGTATGTGTATGACAGCACTGAGGACTATGGCAATGAAGTGACTAATGATGCAGGAGATTTTGCGGATTGTTGGGAGTCTAAAGAAGTTGATATGGTTGAACAGCCTCCGCATTACAACTACGGCAACATCGAGTGCATTGAAGCTATTAAAGAAAGCATGACCCCCGAAGCTTACAGAGGCTACCTCAAAGGTAACTGCATGAAATATCTCTGGCGTTATGAAAGAAAGGGAA